TGCTGTATAAGCTTTTTGTGCGTCTCAATCGCCGGCTTTTTCTTCTACCTTTGGTGCATACATAGAAGCATATGCTTCTTTTACTTTATTGATGATATTCTTATCACCAATTTTTGAATCAGCTGTTCTAGCAGGAGCTTGTTTAGTAGCATTAGCTGCTTTCTTAACGTCATCAACAGGACCTTTATTAGCGTCTAAGCTATCAGTAGGTTCTCCACCATCGTGATCTTTACGCATCTTTTTAGCTAATGGAGAATCTTTCTCATCGTGCTTTTCGCCTTCAGCGCCAGCTTGATGAGTTGATTGCTTTTCAGGATGCTTAACTTCAAAGATAGACATCAATCTTTCACGAATTGAAAGCTTTACGCTTTCAGTTGTAGCTGATTTTTTATCTTCTTTCTTAGGATTCATAACTGCTGTCTCCTCGCCATTATTCTTCTTAGGCTCATCTTCTTTTGAACCTTTTGATGAAATAGCTTTACGGCGCTTGAGAAGATACTTGTCATCGTCCCCACCGTGTTTACCATCGTTATTTACGTCGCCGTCTTCTTGCCCAACGGCATCTAGTTTTTTAGCTTCGTCTAATGACATTGCACTTTCCCTTTTCTAAAAAATATTAAACCATTGTTCGGCAATATAACCGGCGACAGTTAATACTAAACCATATGCTATTTTATTTATAATAGCTACAGTTCTATTGTTTTGTTCTACCTTACGTTCTATGCATTCTAATTTAGTTTGAATTGCATTGATACGCGTGTACATGTTTTCATGATCCTGTTGCAACGTCACAATACGCTCTTCAGCCCGAGCCAAAGAAATCATTGCTTCAGTTAGCTTGTCAAGTTTTTGCTCGATTCGATCGAGTCTTTGCGTGTTGTTTTCAGTTGCCATCAAGAACCCCATTTGATTAAATTTAGACTATATTATCTACCTTGACCTCGGTATTTTTTATAGCTTCTTCTTTTATGTTTATTCATTCCCTGCTTCGTAATTGAAGAAGGTGTTCCACCAATGCTAGTCTTCTTAAAAATCGGCTCATGAATTGGTTTATTCAAAAGCTTCAATTGTGCTTTAGCCATTCTTTATTATCCTAATAACTAAATTGTTGTAACCTTTTAATAATCTATGAAATTCACCTTCAGGTATTTCAAATTTCATATTTTCTTTTAGTAGAAAAGGCAGACAATTTTGAAATTGTAATTGCCAACCTTCACCTTCTAAAACTTCTATTATTCGATCTTCTTTATCTCTATGCCAAACATAATCTTCGCTTGGTTTAGTTACATCAAAAGTTCGAATATTCCCATCATCTATATATGGTTTACCAGAAATAGTTTCCGCCACCACTTAATCCCAACTGCTTTGCATAACGAGGAAGTCTACATGCCCAGTAACCTGGAGATGTTTTATCAGTCTTATTTGCGCAATCATGTCTTGCAGCAAATGAAGCTCTAGCTTCAGGATCGTTAATTTTTGAAGTAAGACCACCTTTGGCATCTCCAAAATTCACTTTAATGACGTTACCTTTTTCATTCTTTACATAGACAACATATTTCTTTGGACCACTTGATCTTTTTGGAGAGTTCAATTCAGGACCCTCTGATGCTTCAAGCATTGGTGTTTCCAAAGGAACATGCTTTCCTTCATATAATCCAAATACAAAATCTCTAAACTTATCCACTAGAATTTTCCTAAACTTAAATCGAGTTTCCGCTCATACTCATATATCTTAATTTTGATCTTTTTTGCCAGAGCATCATCACCTTTATTGGTGGCAACAACTAATTGGCGATAAAACATAACTAATTGCAGTAAGTCAGGATTTTTAGAACTTGCTTCATTTAAGTGTTTTTTGAATCTATCCAAACTCATGACCGGCAACCCTTTTCATTTGTTTATTGAACTCAGCTTGTGATGGCTTTTCTTTATACAACTTAATAGAAATTTCAGGACGATCTTTCCCTTTAATTCTCCAATTGTATCCCTTATCTTTATGTTCTGGTCTTGAAGTCTTTACAACTCTACGCTTATAACCAGCTTCCCAAGTTTCAGATCCTTCTTCAACTTCACCAGGAGTTTGTTTCTTGGCTTTTTTAGTTGATTCAGGTGTACCCCACTCTGGCTGGTTCGATTCTAAAGCAAGATGCTTTGGCATCTCACCTTTTTTAACCATATCATTCAACTTATCTATTAGTTGATTACCATCACGTGGAGAGAGACCTAGCATTTTGATAACTTGTTGTACGCCGGCTCGACCTTGATCTGGATTATCACGTCTCCAGTTCAAGTAAGCGCGTACCATCTTTTTCATCTTTGGCGCCATAACTAATTTATGCAACCAAGATGGCATCATGACGCCTTCTCTGATCTCTCTAAAACGTTTCATTTAGTCAGTCTCTCTCAATGTCTTTATTGCTGTTGCAATAGACCTCAACGCTTGATTGATTCGTTTTTGTTTTTCAGGAGAATCGGCAAATGTTTCCTTGGCAACACCAATCAATTTTGCTGCTTCACCTAATTTTTCTTTTGCTGCTGCTACTGACATTTAATAATTCCTCTACACAATATTAGCATCTACTAATTCTTCTGTTGATTTAACTTCAGTATCCCATTGCTCAAAAAGTTTTTCTTGTTCAAGAGTAACTTCTTGTGGGATATAATATTCTTCTAATTCTGGAAATACATCAAATAAATGTGATTCCCATTTAGTTCCTTCATAGTATTTATCACCCTTTAATAAGTATGAAAACACGTCTTGTATATTAAAGGCCGGGTGTGCTGGTCTACGTAATGCAGCCTGAATATCTGGCCAATCTTTGTACTTAGGTATCAATTCCTGTTTCAATTTTTCAGGCAAATTATTTGTTCTAAACGCAAATGGTTTTTCACAAAACGCCCAATTCAATTGATCAATAACAGGATTTTCTTTACACCAATCAATCACTTCATAAAATCTTAATACACTTAAAAAAGAAACTAATCCATTGAAGTCAACATCAATATTATCATACTTATTGCATTCATTGATGTTAGCTACAATTTCATCCCAATTACTTCTTCTTCTCATATATTCAATTGTTTTTCCAATCCCATCGACTGAAGCAACAACTGCTACTCTTTTAAAGTGTGGCAAATAATCAAATATCTTATGCTTGCCATGTTTAGTCTTAGTCAAGTTTGTTTGATATTTCAAAACAATATTCTTAGCTTCACCAATGTCAATTAACATCTGTAAAACTTCATATTGCTTTTTCATAACAAATGGTTCACCACCAATAATCTTAATACTTCTTACAAAAGGTGCTAATTCTTCTACTTGTTCTACAATACCTTTTGTTCTGTCCTTAAATACATGTTCAATCTTATTTTCCCATGCACTTGTTTGTGGACCAAAAATCTTATTTTCCCAAACCCCATCTTTTGCAACTCTATAACGAGTTGTTGAATTATAATGGGCACACATAAAACAATCTAAGTTACATTCAGATCCAAATACTTTTAATTGAATCTCACAAATTCTTTCTTTGAAGGACCATTGCCCAGTATGCTTAAATCTCATTGCTGATGCTTCAATGCCTTTTGCAAATTCTGCATCATTTGTATGGATTTTCAAACAATTAGTTCTTCTTGATCTACCATACTTTTGTTCATCTGTCCAGCAACGAGAACATGTACTTTTTACATGTTTCAAATCAGATCCTGGTGTTAACATTTCAGTTCTAATTTGATTCATATAATCGCTTTTTGTCATCCAATCATATAATGAAACGTCTTCAACGTCTACATTACTTTCAGCGCCAAAACAACATGCTTTATATTTACCACCTTGCTCAGAATAAATTTGAGTAAATGGGATAGAACAAAAATAAATTTCTTTATCTTTTGCTTGCTGAATCAAAGTTGTTTTTTGATCTTCAGCAACTCCTTTCCACCATTCCTCAGTATTTACATTGCCAGGTTCAGAGCGATCACCTGGACCACCCTTAGTCAAATATTCTGGTAGATCAGACATTATATTACTTACTATATCCTTTTACTTTATCTCTACGAAACATACGGTCCATAGCTCTATTTGATCCTACAACACGGTTGTGAGTTTTTCTCATAGAATCTTTTGTGTGTCCTACATCTGAAGCTGGTTTAGTAGCACCAGGCGCAGTTGCTTTTTTATGATAACTTTTAGCAAGATCAGCTGAAATTTCATTTACGACAGATTCATTTTTCTTTTTGTCGTCTTCCTCATCTTCATCTTCGTCATCATCGTCGTCATCGTCATCTTCTTCTTCATCATGGTCACCCATAGCAGAATGAAGAGATTCCATTTCAGCGTGTACTTTAGTTAATTTATTTTGCATCCACTCAGGAAAATCACCACCTTTTTCAATATGCTCTTCAAGCTCATCAGCGGCATAGATAATAAAGTCTAGCTGCCGTTCTGCCATTGAAGCTTCATCTTTAGAAGCTGGTTCTTTTTCTTCTCTTATTTGAAAAAATGATTTCATTTCCGTTTTTCCTTTGATAACATTGCAGCTAACTTACCTAACTTATCTTTATCAGAAGAGGAGATAGCATCTTTCTTTTTCTTATCAGCAATTGCTTGTATAGATTTACCATAAGCGGCTGTTGACTCAGAAGTTTGCAAATCATCGTCACCAAAGTCGCCTAAAGCAAGATCACGATAGCGCTTCTTAACTTCTGCACGAGTCATTCGCTCTACGTCAGTAATCATTGAAGGTTGCTTAACAATTTTACGTACTGCGCTCTTAATATGTCCAACAGATCTACCAACCATAATCAAATCAGGAAGATTTGAAATACTTACTTTGAAGAACATGCCACCAGCATTGCCTTCATTTTCATCTAAGGTTTCTTCATTACAGGACTTCTGGGCGTGTAGGGGTTTTTTCTTTTGCTTATCAGCAAGAGATTGCGCAGCTTTTTTAGCAAGATGCTTAGCAACATTTGATGGTTTAATAGTATTACCAAATCTATCCTTACGTACCTCACCTGGTTTTACTTTTCTATATGGTGGGTCAAAAGGAGGATTAGCACCTTCCATCAATTTATTTTGCTTAAGAATTTCGTAAACTTTATCGCGTGGATCGGTATCCATACTTTGTAATTTGCGATTTAGTTGTGCTAAGATTTGACCAGCTTGAAGAATATTGATGCGGCCAATCTGTCCTAGCATTTTAGCAATGTCCATAAACTGGCGTTTATCAATGCCACCATGCTTTTGAGCGTATTGTGCTAAATCGCGTTCTGCGGCTTGGAATTTATCTGTATCAATACCTTCATGCATATATTGTTCTGTCTTTGGCTTCAATGCAGCACGAGCTGATGGATTACCCATATTGCCTTTAGCATGATCTGGACCGAATCCTTTCAACTTGACTTTCTTCTGTAAATCACTATATCTAGAACCAGATTGAGCACGACGATGAGCAGCAGTCTGTGGAGCACCAACATTTTCTTCTACATCTTCAGCCTTCTTGCGCATTGGAAGAGCAGTTGACTTTAGTTTACCGTCTCTGTCACGATCTCTCTTTTCTTTGTCTTGACGAGCTTTTTGCAATGGTGACATTAAGCGTTGAGCTTGAGTACCATAAGTAGCTTCTTCTAGTTTAGATTCTTTCTTTGCCGCCATAAAAGCAGCAATAGCCATATCCCGGCGTTCTTTTTCGTCTTTGCCTTTGAATTGAGGTGCATCAGACTTTTTAAAGTCTGAGATCCATGCTCCCATTCCGTCTGATACTTTTAATGGCATTCTAGTCTCCTAAGTTAATTAAATAAGGCATAATATTTTTTTGCCCGTATTCTATATATTGATCCCTAGACATTCTATTTAGTTTAGCTTGTATATCTAAGGTTTCTCTTAGAATAACTTTGCCGTCAGTATTGATTGCCATTATTCTCCACTGGGGTGCAGAAACTTTTTTCCCCGTATTAAAATTAACAGCATTCATCAATGTTTCATCACTAAATCTAATATCTTGTCTTCCTAATTTATTTTTACCAAAATCATAGTCATAGTGAGAAACAAAATTTCTAATATCTGGTTTATGGTTCTTATATCCAGCAGCAGATTTATCAGTAAAAGTTAATCTTCCATCTAATACCATATTGATAAAGTGCTGTTCAATATTTTGACAATCATAAAATGGATGAATATTATCAATATTTACTTTATCTTTTTTAGTCATTAAAAACCATCTAAAAGTTCTATGTGATCTTGAAAACCTATTACGAATTCTCCAAAATCTTTTTGCATTACAATTTTTTTCATTTAATCTACCATGAATATTCGTATTATATAATTGATCTGCACAACATGCAGTTGTAACGCAATATTTGTCTGGGTCAGCAACTGAAAATAAATTATTGTCGACATGAATATTATATTGTATCCCGTCTCCTTTAATATATTTTTCAAACATTTGAGGCGATTCTGCAATTGCATCTGGAGTTGTTTGTACCATTATTTGGTCTGGACAAACTTCTTTAAGAGCAAATAAAGCAGCGGTAGAATCTAATCCTCCAGACCAAAATAATTGAATATATTGATCCTTTCCTTTTAGTTCTAAAGCCCTATCAATCATTAACTCATTGAAAGATTTTATTTCTTTATATTCCATATTTGGAATTTTTGTATGAGCCTTTGTCTTAAATACGAAGTTATATTTTTCTTCTCTATCTATGACTTGTGGTTGATTGCCTCTTAACCCAATTCTATTTTTTAGATTTGTTTCTTTCCTTTTTTGTGTTTCCCAATTTTCAATTTGTTCTTTTGTGTATATACCAGAATTCTTTATAAATCTATCTGCTGCATGTACAAATGGTGGTGCATAATATATAATTTCAGTCATCTTAAATCTTTGTCTGCAGTATGATAGGTCTTACCTTTAGTTATAAATGAATTAACTCGAGCCATTCCCCATTGCTGTGGAGTTGTTCCAGGTCTATGTCCCGATTTCCAAGCAGCCATTCCTCTATCATAGACTTTTTTCAAAGTCCCATATGATACGCCAGATTTAGCAGCTTTATTTTTAAGTCCTTCTTTAGCAGACTCATCTAAATATTCACTAAACTTAATCATCGCCAAACATGTCCTTAAATTTCTTAGTGTATTTACTCGGCTTAGTTTTAGCGGTAGCGTCACCAGGTGCTGGTTTATAAGCACGTGGATTATCATCATCCATTTTAGCTTGTTTCTTAAATTGAGCTTTACGCTTGGCTTGAGTTGATGGTGCTAATCCTTTATGGTATTCTTTTCTTTCACCGATGAAAGTTTCATATCCAGGAGCTTGATATGGAGCATTGACATATGAATTTCTACGCATATCATTAGGATCAATCTTATCAACAGCATCAAGCCATTTGCGCCATCTTTCACCTTTGGATTCTACAATTAAATAATTAGCTCCAAGATATTCAATAGTAGCTACAATGCCATTCTCTTTGATAACAACTTCTTCACCGACAGTAAATAGATTATCGCGCATATATGATTCGCGAATTTCTGAAACTGGCTCTAATTGAATATGATTCTTAAATTTCTTTTCTTCCTTTAAGCCAATCCCTTTACGTACTGCATTATAAACTGCTTTGGTATCAGCATTTGAAAGACGTTTTGGCATATATTGAGAAAACTTAGTAAAGTCGCCAGACTCAGCGTATCCTCGTAATTTAGTGCCGGATACACCTTCAACACCTTTTGATTCTGGATCTCTCTTACCAGCACTTAATACAGTTATTCTTTCGAAATTATAAAATCCGTGCTTACCTTTTTTGCCATTATACTTATTGAGAAGAATATCATATTCGCGAATACGATCTTCACCCGCAACAATGACAATTCTTTTATAGCCTTCGTTATAAAAAGAAGTCATAGCATCAAAAATAGTTTTTATATTTTTTTCAAGCATAATTTGTCTAGCGTATT